GCACTCGGTTGGCTAGCGGCTGTTAAGGAAGCAAAGGAAGCACCAGCACCAGAAAAGGATGCAACATACTGTCAGCATTACTGCAAGTTCTACGACTCATCAGGTGAGATGGGATGCGTTGGTCTAAAAAAAGAACGTACACCAGTCAGTGATGTAATCATTACTGATGCAGATGTTGACAAGAATGCACTGTTGTACTTACAGTTAGCGCAACAAATTAAAGAGTTAGAAACACAGCAAGATTCTTTGAAGGCATCCTTTGAAGGAGTACTGGGTACTACTAATTCAGGTATCGAAGTAAGTTGGACAACTGTTAAAGGACGTGAGTCAGTTGACAGTGACGAGGTAGAAAAACTATTAGGGTTCGTCCCTAAGAAGGTAGGAGCTGAGAGTCAGCGACTAACCGTAAAGCAAAGTGGAGGCAAGTAAATGGCTACAGAAGGAACAAAGTTCCAAATCAATTACAAGTTAAATGATGGAACACTCATCAATCTTTACGCAGCAACAGTTCAAGAACTAGAGACAGGTCTAACAGATCTATCTATGGTGTCAACGTTGATTAAATCAACAGGTGCAGAACTAGGTGGAGTACCTGCACAGGCAGCACCAACAGTTGCAGCAGTTGCTCAAGCATTCAATGCAACACCAGTAGTTGCTGCTAAGGAACCTAACTACAATACACAACCAGCAAGTAATACCTGTCGTCACGGTGCAATGACATTGCGTTCAGGTGTAGGACAAAAGGGTCCGTGGTCAGGCTATATGTGTTCAGCACCTAAGGGTGCGCCAGATAAGTGCGATACCATCTGGGTTCGATAACCAATGCGGGAGCCAAGTCAATACGAAGCTCCTAGTTGTGAAAGTATTGGTGGGGACTTTTGGTTTCCAGAGAATCTACCTGGTAAAAAAGAATCATCTATCGAAGATACTAAGTACGCAGTAAGTATCTGTAACAGGTGTCCCCATAAAAGAGAATGTGCTGAGTGGGGAATCAATAAAGAATACTTTGGTATCTGGGGTGGTCTCACACTAAGAGAGCGCCAGAAGATCAGAGACCAACGAGGCATCATATTGAATAAGGAGAACGACGTTGCTTAATCTTTCCCGCGCTTGGAGTGGAGTGCTTACCAAAGCAACACCACTGCCTGATGTGTGGAATGGGTTAGCAGTAGAGGGTATCAAGTTTCGCAGAGGCCAGGTATGTATGGTAGCTGCAGCACCTAATGCTGGTAAGTCTATGTTCTCCTTAATCTATGCAATCAAAGCCAAGGTTCCTACACTTTTCTTCTCCGCAGATACTGATACCACTACTGTAATGATGAGGTCTGTATCGCATTTGTCTGGTCACTCACAAGTGACAGTAGAGGCAAACCTTTCTAACGATAGTAAGTATTACAATTCACACCTAGATAAACTTTCACACATCAAGTGGGTCTTTGATTCATCTCCAAGTATTGATGACTTAGAGTTAGAGATCAGAGCCTACGTTGAACTCTATGGACAGCCACCTGAGTTGATAGTCATTGATAACTTAATGAACATCACCGCTGAGACGGACAACGAATGGGCAGGACTTAGAGCAATTATGATGGAGCTACACGATATGGCACGCAAGACTGAGGCCTGTGTGATGGTGCTCCACCACGTATCAGAACAGTCAGAGTATGGGTCACCTAGTAACCCACCTCATCGCAGAGCAATTCACGGAAAGGTCAGTCAGTTACCTGCACTGATACTTACACTGGGCTATGACCCAACGCAAGGAATACTAAAGGTAGCACCAGTAAAGAATCGTTTTGGAGCACACACTGCTGACGGCAGCAAGTATGCACAGCTACTGGTAAACTACGCAGCAGTACAGATATCAGATCAAAATGAGTTCGGTTGGATGTTACGTAAAGATACTATTGCAGGATACCAAGGGAGTTACAATGTCTGAACCAGAGTTAACGAATAAGTACCGAGATAATCTAAAGATTGATGCACTACGTGATGATGTTGATGCACTCAAGGTAGACCTAACCAACTTCGTTGGTGCTCTATTACAATCTGGTATTGTCGAGTTAGTTAAAGATGAAGAAGGTAACATCATCTATAAGATCAACAAGGTTGTATTGGTAGATGAGCAGCCCGAAGTACAATAAAGCCAAAGGCGCTGCCTTTGAAATTGATGTAATGAAATGGTTTCGTGGTCTTGGTGTGCTGGCAGAACGATTACGGCTTGCAGGCAAGGACGACGAAGGGGATCTAGTGTGTGTGATATCGGGGAAGACATACATACTAGAACTCAAGAACACTGCCAAGCTCAGCCTTCCTGAGTTTTGGAGACAAGCACAAGTTGAGGCGCTTAACTATGCAAAGGCAAGAGAACTTGGGGAAGTCCCTCTGTCTTACGTTGTAGTTAAGCGTCGCAACGCATCAATAGATCAAGCCTGGGTCATTCAAGACCTAGCACAATGGTTAAAGGAGAAACAGTAATGCCAGTTCCAGGTGGAGAAATCACAACGTCAGAGATTCTAGTACCAGTAGTAGAGCCAGTAGTGGAAGTAGCTGAGGAAGAAACTAAAGATGAAGATTAAGTTTAATACGCAGAAGGTAACCAGTCTTTCTGATTACTTTAACGTAGGTTTTCATAAGGACATTGAAGAAGATTATTCTTTTTGCATAATGCTATTTGGTCGTGACTACAGCTGGAGTTTCTTTAGGAAAGACTCAGAGTATTCATTTGATGGATGGGATGAAGAAGAAGATGATCTGTAATAACTGCACAGATGCAGGAGTAGAGAACTCATTAGCACACTACAAGCGTGCAACAAAGCACCACGATAAGTGCAGTGATAAGGGGTGTGTATGCCAGCACAAGACTGGTCCAGGGTACGTAAAGCGGGACGGTACAAAGGTGCCGTTGATGCAAACACAATCCCCATAGGTCCCATTGTCCAGCACTTCGGTGGTGAAGTAAGAGAAGGTAAGAGCGCATCGGTGAGATGCTGCCTACATAGCGACAGTCGCAGGTCTGCTGTTATGAATACCTATGACAACCTGTACTTCTGTCACACCTGCGGTAAGGGTGGCAATGCAGCTAACCTTGTATGTATCTTAGAGAACTTGGAGTTTAATGATGGGCTTAAACGCGCAGTCGAAATTGCTGCTGGAAGCGGCGCAACAATACGCACAGGCAATAAGTCCAGAGGCTCTAGCCGTACTAAGCGCACGTGGGATCTCTGAAGAGACAGCAGGACTGTTCCAACTAGGAACCATCACCAACCCTATCAATGGTCACGAGATGTATGAAGGGTGGCTATCCATCCCATACATCACAGCATCTGGTGGTTGTGTTGGCTTTAAGTTTAGAAGATTAGATGATGCCAAGCCTAAGTATGGATCTCCTACTGGGCAGAAGGCACACCTGTTTAATGTTTGTGACATCACTGTTGACTCACCACATATCGTTGTATGTGAGGGTGAACTAGATGCCATAGTTACCAGTGGAGAACTTGGTATCCCAGCAGTGGGTGTACCAGGTGTTGCTGCTTGGAAGCCACACTTTCCAAAGTTATTTGCGGGGTATGAAACTATCTATGTTGTCGGAGACAACGACATCAAAGAGGATGGGTCTAATCCAGGAGCTGAGTTTGCAAAGCGCGTGGCGAACGAGGTAATGAACTCACAAATTGTTACACTACCACCAGGTATGGACATCAATGATTACTACCTAGCCAATGGTATTGATGCTACAAGGAAGTTACTGATAGGGGAGTCAAATGTATGACAATGACAAGGCAAGAGTGGGACACGATGATACAGACTTTGCAGCATTTGGGCTTTCACATCTTAGAGATCAATATGGAAACAGAGACAATACTCTTGCGCCCTATACCGACAAGGTAAATGATGCTTTCATTGCTGATGTCTGGCGCATTATGGATCAAGCAGGTAACCTACTGGTGCGTAAGCATCACGACTACGGCCCAAAGAACATTGCTCACTCACCAGGTGGACCACTTAATGGTTTGCGTGTACGTATGTGGGACAAGATAGCTCGCATCAATAACCTATTAGACTCAGGTGTTGAGCCAAGCAATGAGTCATTGCGTGATTCTTTCTTAGACTTACTGAACTACTCAGCTATTGCAATGATGGTACTCGATGGCGTATGGCCTGAAGTGCAGGCAAATGACTGAGTTACACCCAGTAATCTATGACCTAGTACCTTCTGTTGCTAACGCTATCCATCGCAGATACAACAAGCATCTTGAGAAGGATGACATCAAGCAAGAGTTGATGGCGTGGGCTATGACTAGAGTTGAAGATCACACAGTTGATTTAATGGAACCTATCGAAGAGCGACGCAAGCACAACGAGCAACGCATTGCCTGGCAGATGAAGCGTGCAGGTGAACGCTATGCACGCAAGGAGAAGGCTGCTAAGTCTGGCTATCAGACTAATGATGAAGCCTACTACGACTCAGCTAACCTTGGTCAGTTGCTTCCCTTTGTTATTGCATCCATCATAGATGGCACAGTATTAGAGCAAGCACAAGAGATGATTAGAGATGGGCAACCTAAAGGTTCATCTTCCCCTGCCGAAGGTGGAAACCTACTTGCTAACCTTATTGACATCAAGCGTGGCTATCTTAAGTTAGATCAAGATGACCAGACAATTCTTAGGCTTCGTTACCACGAGAACTTTACACTGCAACAGATAGCACAGGTACTAGAGTGCGCTGTCTCTACCGCAGATCGTAGGTGTGAGAAGTCTTTGCGTAGATTGCAGGACAACCTAGGTGGGGTGTCACCTTGGCAATGAACGAAGAGTTATTGTTTACCTTCTTGCGTGATGGTTTCTATCCTGACTTAGAGAAAGCACCAGGTATCTATGATGCCTTTGATTGTATCTCTGTCCAAGCAGGTCATTACATAGAGTTAAAGTGTAGACATACCCACTATCCCACGTTACTGATAGAGGAGATGAAGTATCGCAAGCTGATAACGCAAGCAGCAGAGCGAGATCTTATCC